CTAATATACTAAGTGTTGCATCAATCTTAGCCGCAACTGAACAATCAATTTTTAAAATATCAGTAGCTTGCAAAACATATTTTCCACCCGATAACAATTCCAAAGAACTGCCCGCTGGAATGCTCACATCTTTTGCTAATAATACTGTTTCGTTTGTCTCTGTGTCTGATGTATCTGAAACAAGTTGAACATCAGCAGTTACGCCAGTTGTGTGAATATTACAAAGTGTCAATCCAATGACAATCGTTTGAGTCGAACTAGGGCAAGTGTATAGGGTCAGAGGTGTCCCCGATGACGCTGGCATAGCCCCGTTTGTTTTTACTTTAAATGTATTAGCCAATGTTTCCCCCTTATCCTAGAGCAATACTTAGAGCCGCCGCCTGTGGGTCTGTCTCTGAAATAGTCCCTGTTACTGACATCGTACTCGTGATTGCGTTGCTTGAAATATTTATTTGAAATAATTCTACATTATCTGAACCATCATTAATTTTTACTTTTAAAACGCCTGATGTTCCTGTGTCCACCCAAATAGTCCCTGTTGTTACAGAACTTGGGGCAGAACTCCCGCTGTGTGAAGAATTCAAAGCTGATAAAATATTATTTAGTTCAGTACGAAATGCACTGAAACCTTGATTCGCTAAACTTACATCTGATACCTGAGCCATAATAAATCTATATCCTTTCTTACTTAACTTTGCAACCCGAAACCTTTTGCAATATAATCAAAAGTTCTATCGACAGCCGCACCGCTTGAATTTACAAAAGCTATACTGAAACCATTAACAGTTTTTGAACTGATTGTAAATGTATCTCCCGTAGCCATATTCTGAGCCGCTATGCCTAATGCTGGCACTTCAAAAAATGGATTTGTAAATGTAATTGTCTTTGAGCCTGATGAGGTTGCAACATTACTTTCTGCAAAAGTTCTCTCTTCAATATTTAACTTAACAGCAATACTTTTGACATTACTAGAGGTTTGGTTATCATCGTTAGTAAGTTTCAATCTAAATTTAGCAAATTTAAATTTAAAAGTTGCAGATTGTGTTATGTCTCCAAAAGATGTGCAATTTGCTAATGAGGTAGTTGATGTTGCTATTTGTATTCTGTGGAAAGCGTGTAATTGCTCAGTCCCGTCAAAGGGGGCTTTGGCACTGTCGAAAAATAATGCACCACGACCCGAATCAAACAAATCATAAGGGTTTTCTGCATCAAGAGTAATACTTGGCACTACATCGCCATCATATATTTGAGACAATGATATTGAGTTTACAAAATTATAAAAACCCTTTGCATCTCTGTTTTTATTATTAAAATTAGGATTAGAGGTTGTATCTGTGCCGCCTAATTCAAAGTCTCCCGTAGGGCTGTCAAAATTTCCAACAGTATCGTCAAAATTTGTAACTGTATCAAGTGTTATTACTGTATCGCCAGATGGGTCTATTTTTACTGCTAATGGTAAAGTTCCGTCCATTTGATCTGCCCCTGTAAATATGTCTGGTGTTTCTGTAAAATTAGCAACTGTTTTATATGCTTGTATGCCTGAGATATTTGTAACAACTATAGTTTCGTTTGCTGAACTATTGCCGTTTTTATCTACCGCTTTTATCAAGTAGCTACCAGTTCTAGCGGGAACTACTGCATTATCACATTTTCTACGAGGACATCTTACAAGATTTGTTGAGTTTAACCATTTAGCACCAGTTAATACATCTTGAAATCTTATGTCATAATAAGAAATATCTAAGTCACTGTTTTGACTAGGTGGAGTCCAAGTCAATTTCATTTGGTGTTGTCCGTGCATTTCAACAGCAAAATCTTCTACATCTGATGGAACTTCAACACCTCCGACAATCTTACGGGTTGCAGATACAAATGTTGATTTGGCGTTGATAGTATTTACCGCCCTAACTCTTATTTGGTAGGTAGCCTCATCTATTACATTTAAGTGTTGATAACTTAGTATTTTACCAGTTGCTATTTCTCTAAAAGAATCACTTACAGCGTTTCCGTCAGGGTCTAAGGTTTGTTTGATTTGCACCTCATAGTTTTCAACAAATTTGTCAGGCGAAACTCCCACTGTTATCAACAATCTAGTTATGACAATACCATCAGCATATTCGATTAACTCATCATCAAGAGTAACACTAGCTGGTGGTTGAACGCTGAAAGGATTTGGTAAAGTTGTATCTGGTATGGTAGCGGGTGCAACCTGAGTACCAAAAGCATAATATGAGTCTTGATGCTCTGTAAGTTGTAAAGTGATTGTATGATCTGTGTTAATGGTCATTCCTTGAATACGGAATGGTTTAGCCGAGAAAGACGGCGTAGCATGGGTAATATTAACGATATCGCCAATAGCTAAATCTAAGGCAGTTCCGTCACATTTTAAAGATACATCTAGGCTTGATCTTGACCTACGCAGTATAATCTCTGCAAGTTCTTGGGCTTGATGTTGGTTTACAATCATAGGGAAATCAAACTTACCCTCTAGTAATATGCCTCCATCTGCCGTTTTCATGTTGCTATGTGTATCAGCACTTGCAAGTCCTGTCTCGTCCACAGGCGGAAACTGTGCGGTATCTGATTGATAATTTTTTGATGGATTTGTAAAATTGACAATAACACGATTATAACGAGAGTTTTTGTTTTTACTTGCCACATTGATGCCACCAATAATATTGTCCTCTGTAAGAGTAACGCTTGCACTACCAGATGTTTCAACTAATACTTTATATTTTCCACCAGTAAAATTTAGATATGATCGAGTGCCTTTTACAAAGTCTGCTACAAGATCAATAGCCTTTCTCGATGTATCTACGACTGGGTGGCTGTCTAATAAATCGATTGTACTTGCACCACTAAAAGGTGTTATGTTTGCATCTACAACATCGCCAGCCGTTTGCCAGTCTGCAAAGTTACTGTCAAAATAACTATCTGCAATCCCCATACCAAATCTTTCGTTTCTTAAATAATCTAACATTTGGTAAATGCCGTTATCTGAATACTCCCAAGTTGTACTATCGTTTTGTCTGTGTGAACCAGAGCCACCAGTTTTTGTTCCATCAAGATTTGGATTGTAAACTTTCCTACCTTTGACTATTGCAGTAACTTGCGGCAAAGAACCGAAAGCATCTGAGTTCCATTTAAATTTAAGTGCTATGTAAGCAAGCCCCCTGAGCCGATGGTTTGATGTCCATGAAGATAATTCATCTAATAAACTAGATGCAGTTTGCGAATCAGTTCCGTAGTGTGGTTCAACAGTAATTAAACTCTCAGCACTAGAGTCAGCGTCAGGTGCTTTGAAAAAGTTTGCATCAGAACTAGCAACAGTTCTTTGAGTGTTGTCTGCTAAGTCTCCACTAAAAGTTACCTCATTATCATTTACAAATATTTTAGTTATATCGTCTATCTCGCCCTCAGAAACTATTATTGCCATATAAAGAAACTCGTTGTCTGTGCCTGATGTTTCTACAAAGACCACATTTCCGCCAACTTTTCTTGTTCCGTAAACTATTGGTATATGAGCATTTGCACTGATTTTATTGACTAATACACCTCTAGCATTGATGTCTGGTTGATTACCACCAAAGTCAGGTATCTCAGGAATAGGATTTAGCCAGCTAATTACATCGACTACAAGATCAACAACAAAATCTACAACGTCTGTTACTGTATCAACAATATCCTCTACTATATCAGTCGGGTCACACATCTGAATACCTCCATAGTCCGCCCATTTTTTCAAAGCCGTATCTATCTAATAATTTATCTGCAAGTAATTTTGTTGATATAGTTAAATGTATGTGCCTACCTTTTGCCTGATTTTTAATTATATCCATAGTTTGATTAAATAAATTTAATGATCGATATTCTTTTAATATATAAATTACTTGAACTGCTAATAGTTGCTCTTTAGACCATAAATACTCATGGAATACAAAAATTGTTATTCCAACTATTTTATTTTTATCTAAATCTTTAATTAGAATTATTTTTCCTTTTTGTAAAAACATCATCAAAGTTTGTTTCATCTTTGCTCTGTGAATATGAGGATAATCTAAAGCTGGTGCTTCTTTTTCAAATTCATGTAATATTTCAAATATCTCGTCCATGTTTTTATTAGATGCCTCAAAAAAATGAAAACTTGCCATTAATCTCTACCCCATTTTATATCTCTTACAGTCAAAGCCGCAAACTCCATTCCTTTATCTCCACTAAAAAATCTTTGTTGTGAATTATCTGTTGTAACTCTGCCGCTTGTCTTTTGAAAGTTTCCCCAGTGTGAAGTTAAATTTAAAACTAAGTTTGATGTTTGTGTAGTGTCTGTAATTCTATACTCATCAACTGTACCAAAGAATAATAAAAAAGGGTCAGAAATAAGAGCATTACTTGAGTCTAGAAAACCTCTGTAAATGTAAACCTCAGTGTTTATTATGTTCTCTGATAAAGCGATTGATATATATGTTTGATCGACTCCAGAAAGTGTAAGTTGTAAACTGTTTTTTGTTGGTTTATTTGTTTCGTTTATGCCTGTAATATTTTTAAGATGTCCGTTTGTAAGATAAGTTCTTGATGAGCCAGATACACTAGATGTTATATCAAAGGGTGCATTTGTTAAATAGACTGGTGTACCAAACTCTATTTCTACTAATAATACTGGGTCAATGACCCCTGTTGCTAGTTCTGTTTTTACGGAACTCGATAATCCTCTTGCCATTATAAACTCTCAATAACATCAAACTCAAAATTAAAAAGTAAATTACCATCTTTGTCGTTTGCATTTGTTTCAAATTCTTGCATATCGCTTGTAAGATGCACTGTTGCTGGTACAGATTTATAAGTTACAGAACTGTTATCAGCAAGGGCAGTTCTAAGTGGCGGCTCTATTGTTACAGTTGCGGCGTTACTTGAAGATGTAACATCTGCAACCACCATATACAATTTGTCGTGAGAAAATTTCAATAGGTCTCCCGATTTTAGACGATTAGCACCATCAGCCGCAAAAGCATCAATATTTATTGTTGTATCTCCCGCAGAATGCGACCCGTTCACTAATAAAGTTCCTGTTTCATTACCTTGACTATCAAATGTAGTTGGCAAAGTAATAGTGAAGTTTTCTTTACGACTTCGTTGTTTGATAATAAAAGCCATGATCGGGGCAAAATCTGCACGAGTCATAGGAGGATATGAAACTGTAAAACTAAACCTTTGTCCTTGTACTTGTCTCCTAAATGTTTTTCCACTATCAGTTTCACTAAATAAAGTTTTCTGATTTGATTTAAAATTGATTGCGTTAAAAGCTGTATTAGGTAAAGAACCACTCATATCAATGCCGCCTTACCTTTTTCATTAACAGCAGTGTTAATCATGTTTACGATAACACCTCTGCTATTAACTAATAATTCATTGAACCCTCTAGCATCGACAGTATTTATATTAAAGTTTACTGTTACGGGTTTTGACATACCAAGTTGATTGTTTGGTACTATTGTACCAGCTTGGTCAGGTACAAATAACTCAGCACCTTTTTCTCCTACTATTGATGGTTGCCCCACTGGTGGTCGTCCACCTTTTTCAAATCCTCTAATTTTATTTACCATTCCCATACCAAAAGCTAAAGCCCCACCAACAGCCGCAATATTGAAAGGGAAAGGAATTGATGCAAAAGTTTTTAAAGCACCCTCATAAACACTAATTAATGCTTTTTTAATTGCGTCCATTTTAAACATCGCCATAGCTTTTTTCATAGCACCACTTACAGCCGCACCAACCAAAGCATTTACTATCTGTTTTATAATAGTTCTAGCTAAATCTTCTACTGACAATTTTCCAGTCATTACAAAGTTTGTTAATGAGTCAGTTAATTCTTTAAAAGCATCTTTACCTATTTGTTGAAAATTTTTAGTTATATTTCCAGCCTCTTCCATAGCCTCTGCAAAACCATCTTTAAAACCAGTTGCCGCCTCTTTTAATTTATCCATAAGAGTGACAGTTTTTTCTATGTTATCATTTGCCTTGGCCTCTACTACATCATTTTCTTTTATTCTGTGTGCAACAATCATGTCTAAGGCTCTAAGATATTCCTCAGCCATTTTTCTAGTTTCGCCTGTAAGTTTTTCTATGTCATCAGTTCCAAAAAGTTTCATTATTTGCATATGACCAAACTCTTCAAAACCCTCTTTCATGTCGCCCAAGCCATCAAGCACATCTGGTTTTGCTTTTTGTATTACTTTACCAAACTCTTCTATTTGTTTTGCAGTTTCATCAAATCCTAATTTTTTGACTGCGGAGGCAATCTTATCTGTGCTTGCAACTACAAAATCTAAAAGAGTTGCAAATATTTCTTGAATTTTATTGTAAACACCCGCAATAGCTACAACAACAAGTTTACCTTTTGCACCTAAAGCAAGGAAACCTAAAATACCAAAACTTGCAATTATCGGTGGAACATTATTTATAAATCTTGATAATTCGTTAAAAGCACCAAAGACAAAGTTTGTAGCTGGTCGCATCATATCTATTACACTTGCTGTCCCTAAAACTACTGCTTTGAAAGCCTCAACTATTCTATGTCCCATAAACTCAGCCGCATCTTCAATATCGCCAAAACTTTTTTCTATTGATTCGTTTGCTTGAATTACCATCGCTTTTAAAAAATCGAATGGTTGATTATCCATTACAAGAG